TGCGCAAGCCGAACCGCTACCAGACGCGGCAGAAATTTATCGAGCAATGGATCACGTCGAAACTGATCAGCGGCAATACTTACGTTTTGAAAGAGCGCGATGCGCGCAACGTTGTCGTGGCGATGTATGTGCTCGATCCGCAGCGCTGCCGTCCACTGATCGCGCCGGATGGCTCGGTTTATTACAACGTCGGACAGAACATCCTTGCGGGCCTCGATGAAACGCGCGCCAACGGCGTTGACCAGACCGAAGTCGTCTCCGGTCGGCAGTTCGTGATTCCGGCGTCGGAAATCATCCACGATGTCATGTGCCCGCTCTATCATCCGCTGTGCGGCGTATCGCCGATCACCGCTTGCGGTTTGGCCGCTGTGCAGGGCCTCGCCATCCAGAATCAATCGGCGTTGTTTTTTCAATCCGGCGCGCGACCGGGCGGCATTTTGACCGCGCCGGGTCCGATTCCGGATCACACCGCGCGCGCGTTGAAAGAACGGTGGGAGCAGAATTATTCCGGCGCGAACTCAGGCAAGATCGCGGTGTTGGGCGACGGTTTGAAATACGAAGCTTTGACGATGACAGCGGATGATGCGCAACTGATCGCGCAGTTGAAGTGGACGGCGGAAACGGTTTGCTCGGCGTTCCATGTGCCGCCGTACATGATCGGCATCGGTGCTGCGCCGACGTACAACAATATCGAGGCGCTGAACCAGCAATACTATTCGCAATGCTTGCAGTGCTTGATGGAAGCGATCGAGGCGTTGCTCGATGAAGGCCTTGGATTGACGGAAAACGGCACCGCGTATGGCACCGAATTTGAACTCGACGATCTGCTCAAGATGGATACGTCGACGCAGTACGAGACCTACGGCAACGGCATCAAGGCCGGACTGATCGCGCCGAACGAAGCGCGGAAGAAAATCAATCTGCCTCCGCTCGATGGTGGCGACACTGTTTACTTGCAGCAACAGAACTACTCGATCGAGGCGTTGAACGAACGCGACAGCAACAAGCCGTTTGCCAAACCGGCAGCGCTGCCGCCGCCGAAGCCGGCCAACAATAACCAAACGCCGCCTGCCGAACCCGCGGGCGCGACTGCATCCGACCAGCAAAATGCCCTGCATGAAGCGGAGTGGCTCGCGGGGTTGAAACAGGTGGGCGATCATGCTCGCACTTACTGAAAAACAGATGCTGATCCGCGCCGTCGGTCAGTTCGTCTGCGATGAAGTCGCCAAAGCGATCGCGCCAGTCAGGGAAAAGATGCTGGCGTTCGAGAAAGCGATCGGCGACATGCCGGTGCCGCAAAACGGCAGCGACGGCAAGGACGGCGCACCCGGCAAAGACGCGGATTTGAAGGACGTGGCGGAAATGCTCGAGCGCGCGATGGCCGACACTCATGCTTGGGTCGGCGATGTCGTACAGAAATCCATCGATCAAGGCATTGCCGGTGCGATCGCGCTATTGCCGAAACCGGAAAACGGAAAAGACGGCAAGGACGGCAGGGACGGCGCGGACGGCAAGGACGGAAAAGACGGCGTTGATTGGGATTACATCAACGAACAATTGAGCGCGGGCATGGACATGCTGCGCGAGCAACTGGACAAAAAAATAGCTGCGCTGCCTCCACCGGAACGCGGCGAAAAAGGTGACAAGGGCGATCCGGGTGAATCCGTCGTCGGACCGAAAGGCGACAAGGGCGACAAGGGCGATCAGGGCGAGCCGGGCAAGGATGGTCAAAATGGTCGCGATGGCACTGATGGTACGAGCGTGGCCTTGGATGATGTGCGCCGTATGCTTACTGATCTTGTTGCTGAAGCTGTTGGCAAGTTTCCTGTACCTCGTAATTGTATGGGCGGGTTTATCGATCGTGCTGGTCATCTGTTCCTTACATTTTCTGATGGTAGCAATTCGGATTTGGGCGAAGTGGTCGGCAAGGATGGCGCGAGTGTGGATATGGCGAACGTTCGCGCCCAGATCGAAGCGTTCCTTGCGACTGTTGAAAAGCCAAAGGATGGTCGCGACGGCAAAGACGGAGTTGGGTTTGATGACCTGAAATTTGAGTTCGACGGCGAGCGCGAACTGAAATTGGTATTCGCCAAGGAAGATCAAACCAAAGTCGTCAATCTGCATTTCCCCGTGCCGGTTTATCGCGGCGTGTGGAAACCCGGCCAGTATCAAAAAGCCGATCAGGTGACGACGGGCGGCTCGATGTGGATCGCGCTGCGCGACACCGACGCGCAACCGGACACGCCGGACTGCGGCTGGCAACTGTGCGCCAAGCGCGGGCGCGACGGCAAAGAAGGCCAGCAGGGCAAGCCAGGGCGCGACGGCAAGGACGGATTGCGTGGCCGCGACGGACAGGACAAGACCTGATGGGCCTGAAACTGATTTCGCCGCCTGCGACCGAACCGCTGACGTTGGCGGAAGCGAAAGCGCATCTGCGCATCACCGATACCGACAACGATACGATGGTGGCGGCGTTGATCGAGGCTTCGCGCCGTCATGCGGAAGTTTTTCTCGGTCGCGCGATCGTCGACCAGACGTGGGATCTGGTGCTGGATTCGTTTCCGACCGGCACCGACATGGAAATCAAAATCCCCAAGCCGCCGCTGATTTCGGTGACGCAAATCGCTTACGATCAGACCAGCGGCATCGAGGCGATCGTCGATCCGTCGCGCTATTACGTGGACAACGTGTCCGAGCCGGGTTGGGTTGTGCCGATCGCCAACGTGACGTGGCCGACACCACTAAGCGCCATCAACTCCGTGCGCGTTCGTTTCCGCGCCGGGTACATGGACACAAATTCTCCGCCGCAAGTCGACGTGCCGGAGGACATCAAGTCGGCGATCAAGCTGATGCTCGGATCGCTGTACGAGCAACGTGAGTCGATGAGCATCGGACGATCCGAGCAACCGTATCTGCTGCCGTGGAGCGCTGAGCAAATTCTGCGGCAGCATCGCATAGAGCTCAGCATGGCATAGGAGCAACACATGTCGATCGCTGATACCACTGAAAATGCAATCCTGAATCTTGTCTTTCGTGCTGTAGCGTGGGCCAACTACGCCGACAACGCAGCGACATCGCCGCAGACCAACACCGCATGGGCACTGCACACCGCCGATCCCGGCGATGCGGGCGGCGCTGGTACATCGGAAATCGGCTACACGTCCTACACGCGCGTCAACGTTGCGCGGACGACATCGGGAATGACGGCGGCATCGGGTGGCAGTACGTCGCCAGCGGCCAACGTCGACTTCCCGGCCGGCACGGGCGGCACAGGCATCGCTTCGTTCTTCTCGACTTCGTTCTCGAACTCGACCGTGCCGAGCGGTTCGCAAACGATCTTGTGGTCGGGTGCGGTCTCGCCGGTCATCAATACTGGCAACGGCGTCACGCCACGCTTGACAACGGCATCGACGCTGACGCTCGATTAACTCGTTTAACGATGGAGGTCCCACATGGTTGAATCAAAAATCGTGGAAGCCGTCGGCACCGCAGGCGGTGCCGGTGGCATCCGCAAGGGCGAACTGGCGAAACGGCTTGAGAAAGCGATGTCCGACGCCGTGGTGAAGTGCCAACAGGCAGGCATTTCCGATCCGGACAAAATCCGCGAAGCGCAACATGCGGCGCGCGCCGAAGTCATGAAGGGGCAGGGCTGATGCTGAACGATCATTTCAGACAAGCCCTGCTCGACCTTGATCTTTCGTTGCTGCGAAAAATGTGGGCGCAGATCGCGCCCGGTATGCCGCAGCCAAAAACAGATGCGGAATGTTTGACGACGGCACACATGGCACGAACCGCCATGAACAAAATGCCGCTGAAAGCGCGAGCCTATTCGTATCGATGGCTGACCGAACGCGGACTGCCAACGCAACTGCCCGACGATTTGAAACCGGAAGCGGAGCGCATGTATCCGCAGATGGTCGAGGCCGTGGCGATTTCATGCAAGACGTTGACGCCGAGCCTTAGGCCCGCGTTCGCTCAGGTGGAAAAGGCGATGCATGAAGTCGTGCTCGATGCTTACGCCAGCGAAAAATCCGTCGATCCGGTGAAGTTGAAAGCCGCGATGATGGAGGCGCGACAGAAAACCATCAAGCAACTGTTGGGCAAGTAATATGGGCGTGGCGGATAAACCGATTCCGGTTTTCGGAAATTCCGACTGCGTTGAGTTCTTGGAGAAGTGGCTAGAGCGCGTGAAGCAAGGCGATGTCAGCCATGTCGTCATCTGCATCGCCACACACGCGCATATCCAAGGCGATAGCTGCGGTACGATCGCCAACCAACTTGAAATGACCACCGCACTGCGGATGATGCAGCAAAAGGTGGACGAACTTTGCGCGCAACGTCTTGCGCCACGCGATGAATCGATTGGCGCGGATCAGGTCTGCTACAACTTGTCGGCTGGCGTTCTATCGTTCGACAGTCTGCCGTGGCTGATCAACGCGGAAATGCATCGCATACGGCGCGGCGCACCCGGTCCGCTGAAAATCCAGTTCTATCGAAACTACGGCGACAAACTTGTTTTCATAAAATATCACAAGGAAATGTTTGAACAGGTGCTGTGCCCGCTCACCGAAATGATCGGAGCAGAAATCAATAACGTAGTCGGTGGCGCTGGATATTTTTCTTCGACGTACAAGGAAGTGGCTATGGCATCGCTCGCCGGAGAAAAGGTGCCAAAGCTGAAACCGAATCCGGAAATCCTCGACATCGTATCGCGCGGCGTCGATGAACCGATCACGATCACGCTGCGCGAAGCCGATCATTATCCGCACCGCAATTCCAATCTGAAAGCGTGGGTGCAGTTCGCCAAGGATCTGACGGACAAAGGCGAGGATGTGATTTTCATCCGCGATACTGCCAAGGCCAACGAGACGATTGAAGGCGTACAGGTCTATCCGCAGGCGTCGACATGCCTTCACACGCGACTGGCGCTCTACAGTCGAGCAAAGCATAATTTTTTCATTTCCAACGGGCCGGCCTCGCTCAATTTCCACCTCGACAATCCGATGACGATGTTTATCGAGATTGATTACGAACAGCGGCAGTTCTACCGGCCCGGTTGGCCTGACTGGTGGAAGGATCATCACGGCATCAAGGTTGGCGAAAACTTTCCGTGGTTCAACGCGCAACAAAACTTTGTCTGGAAAACCGATTCGT